CGAGTTCGCGTTCGTCCCAAATCACGTTGCTGACTCGTTCTTTGCATCTGTTTATCCTACTATTACTTCTGGTAAAAACACCAAAGTAATCATCGTATCTACGCCACATGGTATGAATCACTTCTACCGCATGTGGCATGATGCGGAAAAGCGTAAGAATGAATATATTCCAACAGATGTTCATTGGTCCGAAGTCCCTGGAAGAGATGAAGAGTGGAAAGAAACCACTATTGCCAACACATCAGAACAACAATTCAAAGTTGAGTTTGAGTGCGAATTCTTAGGATCTGTTGACACCTTAATTGCACCAAGCAAACTCAGGACATTAGTATATGACAATCCAAGAACTAGAAATGCTGGATTAGATGTATATGAACCTCCAAAAGAGAATCATGATTATGTAATGACTGTTGATGTTGCAAGAGGGGTCGGAGAAGATTACTCAGCATTTGTTTGCGTTGATATTACAGAATTCCCGCACAGAATTGTTGCCAAATATAGGAACAACGATATTAAACCGATGTTGTTCCCAAATATCATATATGAAGTAGCAAAAAATTATAATAGTGCATATATCTTATGTGAAGTGAATGATATTGGAGATCAAGTAGCATCTATTCTTCAATATGATCTGGAGTATCAGAATCTGTTGATGTGTTCTATGAGAGGTAGAGCAGGACAAATTGTAGGTCAAGGATTTTCTGGTAAAAAGACACAACTTGGCGTTAAGATGTCCAAAACCGTCAAGAAAGTTGGAGCACTTAATTTAAAAACACTTATTGAAGAAGATAAGTTAATTTTTAATGACTATGAAATTATTTCAGAACTAACTACATTTATTTCAAAGCACAATTCATTTGAGGCAGAAGAAGGTTGTAATGATGACCTTGCTATGTGTCTTGTCATTTATGCTTGGTTGGTCCAGATGGACTATTTTAAAGAGTTGACTGACCAGGATGTCCGTAAAAGATTATATGAAGAGCAGAAGAATCAAATCGAACAGGACATGGCACCATTCGGATTTATGGATGATGGACAGACTGCAAGTAGTTTTGTTGATAGTGAAGGGGATAGATGGTTTACTGACGAGTACGGCGATATGTCTTATATGTGGGACTTTCAGTAATGGAAACTAAAAATCAAGTTATAAATCTAATAAAGATTGTCATCTTATTTCAGTTGGGAATAGTGGCAACAACGATAGTAGGATGTTTTCTTCCTATGACTAATAAATGTGATTCTGATACTAAACAACATATTGCTAATATGATGACTGTTATTACAACATCAACTTTTGCATTGTATGCAGCAGAAAAATAATGGAATTAGATAAGCAAATAAAACTTGGACATTTACTGCTTACTGATAGAAAGTGTAGAACTTGTGGAGAGACGAAAAATTTAATAGAGGGATTTTATAGAACTAGAAAAGATAGAGGTGCAGTTGCGTCATCATATTCATATGAGTGTAAGGACTGCACAATAAAGAGAATGATGAAGAATAAAAAATCAGACAATCGATGGGAATATCCAGATTGGTAGTTCACGTCATGTTTCCCCACTCAAAAAGCAGGTTTTAATAAATATTTTTTAGTTAAACTGAGATTACGGAGAAACAAAACATGGCGACTCCTCAATTATCTCCTGGAGTATTGACAAGGGAGGTTGACCTTACTGTAGGAAGAGCTGATAATGTACTGGACAATATTGGTGCGATTGCAGGACCTTTTTCAATTGGACCAGTTAATGATCCTATCGACATCACGTCAGAGCAAGATTTAATTAACGTTTTCGGAAAACCCAAGTCTGAAGATGCTCAATATGAGTATTGGATGAGCGCATCATCTTTCCTTTCATACGGTGGTGTTCTGAAAGTAGTTAGAGCTGCAGGTAGTACATTAAACAACGCAAATGCTGGTGTAGGTGTTGCATCTACAGGCGACCTTAAGATTCACAATTACGATGATTATATCAATAATCATCAGTCTGATGCTTCTTTCACTTATGCAGCAAAGAATCCAGGATCTTGGGCAAACTCACTGAAGGTTTGCACTATCGACGATTTGGGAGACCAAATTCTTGGAATTACAACAACTAGTCTTGTTGATGCTGGAGCAACAGTTGGTTCTGGTATTACAGCAGCTTTATCTAATGCTGTTATTCCTGGTGCAGGAACAACTTCAGTTTTCAATGGATATGTAAAAGGAATCATCACCGGTGTTTCCACAGACTCCGTAAACTCAGCAAGTACCATTACTGTAAAGGTTGTTTCTAGAGTTGCATCAGACGGAACAGAAACCAAGATCAGTTATGCAGAAGGAGCAGACTTTGCTTCATTCTCGACTGCCGATACTGTTCACTTTGTAAATAGCGCAGGCATTAATACTGGTGGTCTTGGTTCTTCTGGAACGACTCCTGCAACTGCAGTTGATTGGTATGATCAGCAAACTCTTGGTCTCACCAACTCAACAGTTTATTGGAAGTCTATTGCTCCAAAACCTGTTTCTAACAACTATGTAACCTCAAGACAAGGTAAGAATGACGGCATTCACATTGTTGTTGTCGATGATACTGGTAAAGTATCAGGAGTACAAGGAAATATTCTTGAGACTCATTTAGGTTTATCAAAAGCAGCTGATGCAGTTTCTGCAGTTAATTCTCCACAAAAAGTTTACTACAAGAATTATCTTGCAGATTTCTCGGAGAATGTATACGCTGGTGTTAATCCTTCGTCTTCAGGTGATGCATATCATGGAACTAGTGCTGTTGCAACTGGATTCTCCTCAGGATTTGTACCAGTAGCTAGTGGCGATAGTCTCTGGGGATTAGATGCCCAAGGAGTTACTTATTCTGCAGTAGGAAACGTAACTTATACCTTTACTGGAGGTGTGGATTACAGTGCATCTGGCGGAATGAAGGCAGAACTCGCTGATCTAACAACAGCGTATGGACTGTTTGAAAATAGAGACGAGATTGCGGTTGATTACCTGATCATGGGTCCTGGTTGTGATTCTCAGAGTGATTCTCAGGCAAAAGCAAATTACTTAATCTCTCTTGCAGAGGGAAGAAAGGATTGCATGGCAACCGTTGGTCCTCATAGAGCAAATCTGGTAAACATAACAAATACGAATACTCAGACCAATAACCTTATTAATTACTTCAGTTCACTTTCATCATCGTCTTATGCGGTATTTGATAGTGGATATAAGTATACCTATGATAGATTCAATAACGTATTCAGATACGTTCCATGTAATGCGGATGTTGCCGGTTTAATGACGCGCACAAGCATCACTACTTTCCCATGGTTCTCACCTGCTGGACAACAACGTGGTGTTGTAAACAATGTAGTTAAACTTGCATATAATCCAAGCAAGGCACAAAGAGATCGCTTGTATCCACAAAGAATTAACTCCTTTGTCACTCAAGCTGGCGTTGGAACAATTCTCTTCGGTGATAAGACCGCTCTCGCGTATGCGTCTGCGTTCGATAGAATCAACGTTCGTCGTTTGTTCCTCACTGTTGAACAAGCACTTCAAAGAGCAGCAGATGCTCAACTCTTCGAAATTAATGATGAACTGACAAGAGCGAACTTCAGAAATATCGTAGAACCATATCTCCGCGATATTGAAGCAAAACGAGGCATCTACGGATTCCTGATTGTTTGTGATAGTACAAACAACACTCCTGACATCATTGATAATAATGAGTTCAGAGCAGACATCTTCCTGAAGCCTGCTAAGTCTATCAACTACGTCACCCTCACATTTGTTGCCACTAGAACTGGTGTCAGCTTTGAGGAAGTTGTAGGTAGAGCTTGATTATCAGACTAAATTAAAAAAGGAGGATTACAACAATGTCAACTTTACGCACAATTTCAAACTTCAAATCAAATATGATTGGTGGCGGCGCACGCCCCAATCTGTTTGAAGTTGCTATTCCTGCTTTACCAGCTGCTGCAATAGACGCTGGTGCTAGTTGGGGTAGTGCTGCTGGCGAAGAGCAAGAGACTTTTAACTTTCTCTGTAAGGCAGCTCAACTTCCTGCATCTACTGTTTCTTCTATTGATGTTCCATTCAGAGGAAGAATCTTTAAAGTTGCTGGAGACAGAACCGTTGAAAACTGGACAGTTACTATCATTAATGATGAAAACTTCTTGATCAGAACTGCCATGGAGTATTGGATGAACGGTATTGCCAAATTGGACAATAATACCGGAGCAACAAATCCATCGTCGTATATGACTAATGCATTTGTATCTCAGTTAGGAAGAGGTGGTGCAGGAGGAAGAAACAGCGAATCTAATAATTCAGCTGGTGGCGGATCATCCGTATCACCATTGAGAGTTTATACTTTCTTCGATCTTTTCCCAGTCAATATCGGTTCTATCGAACTTTCATATGACAGCTCTGATACTATTGAAGAGTATACTGTAGAATTTGCAGTTAATAACATTGCAGTTGGTTCAGATCCAACAGGACTTGATGACCAAACTGGGTCAGTAATTAGCTGATAAATAATAAAAATACAGTTACTTTTTAATAATGGCAAAACTGTTTGGGTTCTCTATTGAGGACAACGAACCACAATCACCATCAGTTGTTTCCCCCGTTCCTCCTAATAATGAGGACGGGGTTGACCACTATATGAGTAGTGGATTTTTTGGTTCTTATGTTGATATTGAAGGTGTTTACAGAACTGAGTTTGATCTCATTAAGAGATATAGAGAAATGGCACTTCATCCAGAGTGCGATAGTGCCATTGAAGATATTGTTAATGAAGCAATCGTTTCAGATACAAACGATTCTCCAGTAGAAATTGAACTTTCGAATCTTAATGCGAGTGATGGTATTAAGAAGAACATTCGTCAAGAATTTAAGCATATCTTAGATTTATTGGATTTTGATAAAAAAGCACATGAAATCTATAGAAATTGGTACATTGATGGAAGACTTTATTATCATAAAATCATTGATCTCAAAAATCCCCAAGAGGGAATTAAAGAACTAAGATACATTGACGCAATGAAAATGCGTCATATCAGACAGCAGAAGAAAAAACCAAATGATGGAACTGCTGTTGCAAAACTCAAGAGTGATAATCCAATGGATTATGACTTCCCAGAAATCGAAGAATATTTCATCTATAATCCAAAGTCAGTTTATCCAACTGGCAATCCAATGCAAACTGGTGCAAGTCAGGGTATTAAGATCGCAAAAGATTCAATTACCTATTGCACATCTGGTTTGGTAGATAGAAATAAAGGAAATACACTTTCATATCTCCATAAAGCAATCAAGTCTCTCAATCAACTTCGCATGATCGAGGATTCTTTGGTAATTTACCGTTTAAGTAGAGCACCAGAACGTAGAATTTTCTATATTGATGTTGGTAATCTGCCAAAGCAAAAAGCAGAACAATATCTGCGAGATGTTATGATGAGATATCGTAACAAACTCGTATATGATGCAAAAACTGGAGAGATTCGAGATGACAAAAAGTACATGTCTATGCTTGAGGATTTCTGGCTCCCCAGAAGAGAAGGAGGACGTGGAACTGAAATTTCTACTTTGCCAGGAGGTCAAAACCTCGGAGAAATCACGGATATTGAATACTTTAAGAAAAAACTTTTCAGGTCCCTTAATGTTCCGTCGAGCCGAATGGACGGAGATAGTGGATTTAATTTGGGTAGATCTTCTGAAATTCTCAGAGATGAACTGAAATTTACAAAGTTTGTTGGACGTTTAAGAAAGAGATTTTCGAACATGTTTAATGACATGCTCAGAACTCAACTTATTCTTAAAAATATCATTACTCCTGAAGATTGGGAAGTAATGAGTGAGCATATTCAATATGACTTCCTCTATGATAATCACTTCTCCGAACTTAAAGATTCCGAGTTGATGAATGAAAGACTTTCAATGGTTCAAACTGCTGAACCATATGTCGGAAAGTATTTCTCCCAAGATTATCTCAGAAGAAAGATTCTTCGTCAAACCGATGAAGAAATCATTGAACAAGATAGACTTATCAAAAAGGAAATTAGTTCTGGCATTATCCCAGATCCAGCAACTATTGATCCACAAACTGGAATGCCTTTTGATTCAACTGCGGACATGGATTTGGGTAAACCAGTAATGGAACCAGAAATGGATGGATCTCCAACTGAGGCACCAGAAATGCCATCAGGTGGTGAAATATAAATAAAATTGTTCATTAATGAATTAGATAGATGGAAGAACTTTTAGATATGATCTCATCTGATGAGTCTCCCGCGCAGATTAGCGACAAGATCAAAGACATTTTATTTGCAAAATCTGCAGAAAGAATTGATGCTGTTCGTCCTGCAGTAGCAAACTCTTTGTTTGGAGAAGATGAGATTGAAGTTGATGACGAAGATTCTCAGGAAGAAGAGTAGTATAAATAACTAAAAATCATTTAGAAAATGTCTAGGATATTAGTATCTGCCAATGAAGTAGCATTAGCTGCAGGTATTGGTAATTCAACTACCGTTGATAATGCTAGAGCAGTTAGAGTTTTTAATAACTCTGGTGCTGAGGCAGTCGTTTATCTGACAGATTCTGCCTATAGTGGAATTGGTTCCGTCACTATGAAAGACGGAATCACTGAAATTTTTGAAAAGAGACCTGGTGATTACCTTTACTATACAGGAAGTGCAACAATTAGAGTTGCAAGAGTAGGAATCGCAAACTAATCAAATGAAACTTATCAGAGAAGAAATCGAATCAGTAGACTTTATTGTCGAATCAAAAAACGGCAAAAAGTCTTTGTATATCGAAGGAGTTTTCCTTCAGGGTAATATCAAAAACCGTAATGGTCGTATGTACCCAATGGAGACTCTTCGCCGTGAAGTTTCTCGTTACAACGAAACAAACGTTAATGCAGGTAGAGCACTTGGCGAACTCGGTCATCCCGATGGTCCAACTGTAAACTTGGATCGTGTTTCTCATAAGATTGTTTCCCTCAAAGAGAGTGGAGATAATTTTATTGGTAAGGCAAAAATCCTTGGAACTCCAATGGGTAAGATTGCCGCTAATCTCGTTGAAGAGGGAGTAAAACTCGGCGTTTCTTCTCGCGGTATTGGATCTCTCAAAATGACAAGAGAGGGATGCAATGTTGTTGGTGACGATTTCATGTTGGCAACTGCTGCTGATATCGTTGCTGATCCTTCTGCTCCTGATGCATTTGTTGAAGGAATTATGGAAGGAAAAGAGTGGGTATGGGAAGGAGGTCTCATTCGTGAAAAGTTTGCTGAGCAAACCAAAAGGAGAATTAATACCCTCGTAGATCAAAGAACTTTGGATGAGCATAAGATTAACTTATTCAATGACTTTCTAAATAGTCTTTGATTTATAAAATATTCTAATTTATAAATAAATATAGTTTTAAAACCGGAAAAAACGGAGAGTTCAAATGTCTAGTGACAACAATTTACAAGAAATGGAAGCAGGCACTAAGCAATCCAAAACTGCTGTTAATGCCGGTGCAAAGCCAGCAGACGCAATGGATACTTCAGTAGCAGGTTCCTACGAAGATCTCGGAGGTCCTACCCCCGACAACTATCGTCCTGATGACGATTCAGCAAAACTCAAGGAACCAGGTGGTTCTTTGAAGCAAGTCAAGGATGTCGTAACTAAGTCTGCCGGTAAGGCAGATCCTATGCCAGCAGGCATGAAGGAAGAAGAAGATCTTTCTGACGAAGAAGTTGTTGCTGAAGAAGAGACCACCGAAGAGGAAGTAGTTGCTGAAGCAGAAACTACTGAAGAAGAAGTGGTTGAAGAAGAAGTCGCTGAAGAAATTGTTGAATACGATATGGAAGAGGATGTAAATGCTCTTCTCCAAGGCGAAGAACTTTCCGAAGAATTCCAAGAGAAAGCAAGAACTATTTTTGAAGCAGCAATCAATTCTAAGGTTGCTGTCCTCAAGAAAGAAATGGAAGAAGAATTCTCAGCAAAACTTTCTGAAGAGAAAGAAAAAGTTGCTGAAGAATTTGCAACTGTTAAGACCGAACTTGCAGAAAGAGTTGATTCTTATCTGGAGTACGTCGCTGATGAGTGGTTCGAAGAGAATGCACTCGCAGTCGAAGCAGGTCTTAAGACTGATATGACCGAATCATTCCTTTCTGGAATGAAGGGTCTTTTTGAAGAACATTATGTAACCATCCCTGAAGATAAGTATGATGTACTCGATAGCATGGTAGAAAAACTTGATGAAATGGAAACAAAACTCAACGAGCAAATTGAGAAAAACGTTTCCCTTAACAAGCGTCTCGCAGAGTCGGTTGCTGACGGAATCCTCGATCAAGTCTCTGAAGGTCTTGCACAGACCCAGAAGGAGAAGCTCGCCTCACTTTCCGAAAGTGTAGAGTTTGAAAGTGAAGAACAATATCGTGAAAAACTGGAAACACTCAAGGAGTCATATTTTGCCTCCAAGAAAGAGTCTTCCTCTGCCAAGTCCGAAAGTCTCTCCGAAGGCGTAGATGCCAACGGTCACGAGTCCTACTCTGATTCTATGGCTGCCTACATGAGAACTTTAGGCGCTTTCGGCAACAAAAACTGAATTTAACATTAACTCAAACGTAAACATTACCCTTTAAAAGCAAATGTTCCAATCCGAGCATCTGCAGGAAAAGTGGGCACCTCTCCTCAATCATGAGGGTTGCGATCAGATCTCAGATCCCCATCGTAGAGCTGTCACCGCCGTCCTGCTCGAAAACCAAGAAAAATTCCTGAAAGAACAGCAAGCATTCAGCGAGTCTGGTTCTTTCCTCTCCGAAGCACCAACTAATGCTGTTGGTTCTGACGGATATCAAGGTGGTCACACCGGCAACACCGCTGCTGGTTTCGACCCAGTTCTGATCTCCCTGATCAGACGCTCTATGCCTAACCTGGTCGCTTATGACCTCGCAGGCGTTCAGCCAATGTCTGGTCCTACTGGACTGATCTTCGCAATGCGCTCGAAGTACACCTCCCAGGACGGAACCGAGGCACTGTTCAACGAAGCAGATACTGCATTCTCAGGTCAACCTAAGGGTCTCGACGACGCAAACGGATTCAGCGGCGCTGCTGCTGGTATGGGTACTACTGCACAAGCAGGAAGCAATCCTTCCGTTCTCAACCCAACCGCTTCTGCAGATAAGACTGCATACAACGTTGGTCAGGGTCTGCGTACCGATTCTGCTGAAGGTCTGGATGGCACTGGCGATGATGCATTCAACCAGATGGCATTCTCGATCGAGAAGGTCACTGTAACTGCTAAGTCCCGTGCGCTGAAAGCTGAGTACAGCCTCGAGCTTGCTCAAGACCTTAAGGCAATCCACGGTCTGAACGCTGAAGCGGAACTCGCCAATATTCTCTCTACTGAGATTCTGGCTGAGATCAACCGCGAAGTCATCAGAACCATCTATAAGGTTGCTGAGCAAGGTGCTGTTTCTAACACCGCTACTGCTGGTGTATTCGACCTCGACATCGACTCCAACGGTCGCTGGTCTGTTGAGAAGTTCAAGGGTCTCCTGTTCCAAATCGAGCGTGATGCAAACGCAATTGCACAAAGAACTCGTCGCGGAAAGGGCAACATCATC